AATGATTACCTTTGGGTTGGCCACTTCGACTCCCTGAAGGACGAAGTAACACGGATTGGAAATTACTTGGGTACTTCGCCGACCATAACACGTTTTTCACCCCCCTCATTAAACACCACCTCCAAGCGGGGAGCCGCCTTTAACTACGTTGACCGACGCTGGATGTTTAGTACCAACAGCAGTTTTGACCTTTACAGCGGAACAACCTCTCCCTCGACTAGAATCTCAGATACCAGCCTCAGTCAACTGGCCGCCGCAGAGATTGACTACCTTAGAACACCGGGCGATAAGAACTTTTTGGCCGTTCAATCTACCTCTGGCCTTTACTTTCACGAACTATAGGAGAACAAAATGTTAGACCAAAAGAAGTGGTTCATGTCCAAGACTGTATGGGGGGTGTTGCTTATGCTTGCCTCTTCTACCTTGGCAACCTTTGGCATCAACCTTGATGCAGCTTCTCAGGCGCAGATCGCAGAACTTATCATGCAGGGTATCACTGTAGGTGGTGGTGCATTGGCTGTCTACGGTCGAGTAACGGCTAAGACTGCAATCAAATGAGTAGGTCATTAAACTCGACAATCACTACGGCATTGGCGGCTGATGTTATTCAGCCGTTCTTTGCTATTGACCTTCTGTTTGACACTGACCTAGCGTTAGAAACTGAGCCAATCTATTTGTGGAATGGTATTGGTACTCGTACCATTGACAGTAAAGACTACGCTGGTGCAGGAGAGTTCTTACAGATCGAGCCTATCGAAGAGACCGGAGATATTTCCGCTAGGGGGGCTACTATTTCCCTCAGTGGTATTGACAAATCTGAGAACTCTTTGTTCGTACAGGCTCTTGCTACACGATACCAAGGGCGAGAGTGTAAGATTTACTTTGGTGTGATGGACAACCCCACAGACTACATCGAGATATTCTCTGGCTATATGGACCAGATGAACATTGACGAAGGCCCTGACTCTAGCACTATCACCCTGACTGTAGAGAATAAGCTGGTAGCCTTAGAGCGTCCTGCTGGTACTCGCTACACTTCTGCTTACCAGAAGGAAGCACACGCCGGGGATAAAGGACTAGACTTTGTAGTAGGACTACAGACCAAGAAGATCATATGGGGGGCTATCCCCGAATGAAGTATCAACAAGAGTTCTTAGCTACGGTTGAGGACGACATCCGACCACTGATACAAAAGCATTGGGAAGATATTGCCCTTAACAAAGACAAGATCAAGCTGAACCCAGACTGGGACGCCTACCACACCTTAGAGCAAGATGGTGTATTAAAAATATTCACAGCCAGAGAAGGTGACTTATTGGTGGGCTACTTTGTAGTCATCATCCAATACAACATGCACTACAAGGACCACCTGTTCGCTTCTAATGACATTATCTTCCTGCACCCTGACTACAGGAAAGGTCGTACGGGCATCAAGCTGATACAGTTTGCAGAGAAGTGTCTCAAAGAAGATGGTGTCTCAGTCTTGGCTATTAATACGAAGGTTCACAAGCCTTTCGATAATCTGATGCAGTTCCTAAAGTTCAGTTTAGTTGAGCGCATCTACTCTAAATATATAGGAGACTGATATGGGTCAGAGCCTTGTAGGAGGTCTCATTGGTGGCGCTGGCGGTGCTATCCAAGGATTTATCTCTGGTGGCCCTGCTGGTGCATTGGCTCTTGGTGCCGTAGGCTTTGTTGGCGGGTTTGCCAGCAGCTACCTTGCCAAGCAAGCCACAGCAGATGCACTCTCTAGTGCTATGGGGCCTAGTGCCGCAGAGCCTAAGTTTGGTGGCTATAATGTCAACCGCAGAGGTGCAGCACTACATCATCAAGTGGTCTATGGCCAAACTAAGGTTGGTGGTGTTGTAGTATTTGATGATGCGCATGGAGATGATGGGGAAGCCAACACAGACAATAACAAATATCTTAGCCGCATTATTGCTTACGCTGGACATGAGATTGAGTCTTTCGAGAAGATTTATATTGGTGGTGGCTACAGAGTAGGAACTATCAACAGTAGCACTGGTGCAGTCACTGGCGTCTTTGCTGTCGATCAAAATGGGGAAGATGTAGGTAGTGAGCTAACAGGGGCCAATAATCCCTTTAATGGGTATCTTAGTATTCGTGAGGTACTGGGCGACCACACTGCAAGCCTTGGTGGACAGACCTTTACTCATTTTAGCGACGACTGGACAGCCGACCACAAGCTCCTTGGTATTGCTCACTTGGCTATCTTGTTTGAGTATGTCGATGACGTATGGGACGAAGGTCTACCAGAGGTCACTGCTCTTATCAAGGGCAAGAAAGTCCTCGATCCTCGCACTAGCACTATAGCTTGGTCGGACAACCCTGCACTTATCGTAAGAGACTTTCTGACTAACAGTGTCTATGGCCTTGGTGAGTCTGCTTCTAACATTGATGATACTCTTGTAGGCACTGCTGCTGGTATCTGTGAGGCTGTTGACTGGGACACAAGTGCGCCTAAGAGATACACCTGTAATGGCGCTTGGACTACCTCTCAGCCTCCTGTAGACGTTATTGCACAGCTTATGACCTCTTGTGCTGGATACCTGTGGTATGCACAAGGCAAGTGGCGTCTTAAAGCTGGCAAGTATGTAGCACCTACGATAACGCTGACTGAGGACGATCTACGGTCTCCTTTGTCTGTAGCAACACGACACTCCCGTCGAGACAACTTTAATGCTGTACGAGGCACCTTCAAAGGGCCTAAGACCAACTACCAGTTCACTGACTACCCTACGGTCACTGCTACTAACTTTGTCACTATTGATGGTGGCTTAGAAAGCACTATGGACTTGGCACTGCCCTTCACTGATACTCCCGAAGAGGCTCAGAGACTGGCCACTATTGCCCTAGAGAAGAACCGTAGTCAGATTACTATCACTGGCAGCTTCGGGCTTGGTGCCTTTGGACTACAAGTAGGTGACAACGTAAACATCACCAACACTCGCTTTGGCTGGACTGACAAGCTGTTTGAGGTTGTAGCATGGAGCCTTAGTCTTGAGGACTACCAGCTAAGTGTCAACCTAGTGCTTCGTGAGACTACCACTACGACCTATAATGAGGAACTAAACACTACAGGCTTTGAGTCTGACAACACCAACCTACCGGGGGCTTTAGGTGAGGTTGTTGTAGGTGGGGGTGTTAATGAGACTGTATCTCCTACAGGGCTTACTGTCGAGGGTGGAGTGCGACAGATAAAGCTAAGCTGGACAAACCCAGTACATAATAATTACTACGAAACCATAGTCTATAAGGCAACAAGTCCCACTGCACTTGTCCTCACGGAAATCGGCAGGGTAACCGGAGAGTCTTTTGTTGACGTTGGTGGCGACAGCATTGATGGAGTGTTTTCAAATGATAACAACTTCACAACCAACCCCCGCTACTACCGAGTAAAAGCTGTAGATAGCAACGGAGATACTTTGGCTGTTGGTCAAACTCAAGGTAATTTTGAGCCAGCCAACTCTCCTTGGCCCGGCGCTTCTCTTAAACGCTCTGATACCACTGACGTAGTAGACTCTGCTATCTCACAACAGGCAGTTGACGACAGTGTTACAAGTGCGGGAAGCAACCTCACAACAAGTTTTGATACTACAGGGCAGTTAAGTAAGACAATTACCTTGGAGACTGGTAATGAAGTCTTGTTAAGCTGGTCTGTTTTAGCAGATACCGACAGTGGTGCAAGTGAGATTGACATTCAAATCCTCAGAGATGGTAGCCAAATATATATTAGGTCTGACATCAGAATACCAAGTGACGGAGATACTATGCTGATAAGTGCAAACTTTGCTGACAGTAACGTAGGGACGGGACAGAAACTTTATAAAGTGCAGTTTAGAAAAAGACCGGGTGGTGTTAGTGGCAGCACTTGTCAGATACTAGATGGAACTCTTGTAGCCACGGAGCTAAAGAAATAATGATAGTTGCTATGTACCGACTTTCTGATGGAAGGGTAATGTCTCGAATGTCAGGCCAAGAGCAGGATATTCAAAACGATGTTCCCGAAGATTGCTCTTATCTAGAAGTTCAAAGTGACACTACAACAGAAGACCTACGGTATAAGTGCGTAGTGGGTGGAGTTTTACAAGACATACCCTTTGAAGAAAAAGAAGCGGAGGTCTTGGCAGTTGAGTGGAAGAGGTTTAGGAAGTCTCGAAAGACCTTGCTTAACCAGTCAGACTGGACTCAAGTGCCAGACGCACCAGTTGACAGTGCAGCTTGGGCAGTGTATCGTCAACAGCTTCGTGATCTACCAGCTAACACCACAGACCCAAGGACTGTAGAATGGCCCGTGCCACCCTCGTAACTTTCGTCGTAACCTTCTGGGTGGCCCTCTTCAGCCTCTTCTGGGTGACAGACTCACTTTCCCACGATGGGGGGTCTGTTTCCCACGAGGGGGGTTTCTCAGAGCGATCTGAGCAGCATTTAACAGAAATTCATATCGAATTGTATGAAGTTGTTTTCCTTGCTAGACTTCTATCAGAGGTTCCATTTGAGATCACTGACGGTCTGAGAACAATAGAAGAACAAAGATACTACTACGAGACAGGCAAGAGCCAGACGATGAACTCTAAGCATCTGACAGGCCATGCAGTTGATGTAGTACCAATCCCTGTAACATGGGATAAAGAAGCCTTCCTGCCTATTGCAGAGGCTATGAAGAAAGCATCCGACATACTCGACGTTCCGATAGTCTGGGGAGGTGACTGGCGTACCTTCAAGGACTACCCCCATTTCGAGTTAAAGGAGAGACCTGATGGTCATTGAGTTCTTGAGCATGGTAGGGGTGCCGATTGTTGTGGCACTTCTATCTTCTGCGGGTATCTGGCGCTTCTTTCAAGCGAGGACAGAGCAAGAGCATGAACGTAGATCGGAGTTCCGTAGGACATTGCAGGACCAGATTGATACCCTATCCGAACAAGTAGGGAAGTTGAATTACCAAAAAGAATCACTACTCCGAGAAATTGGCGAACTCCGTGAAGCCTTAGCTGAAGCAAAGACAACGATCTTGCACCTTCAAGAGCTTCTTCGGAGACAGCCCTATGATAACCACTAGAATCCTTGCAGCCCTGTTCGTAGTCCTGTTCACTCTGACTGCCTGTACCGGAATAGGCTTGGCCACAAAGGGCGCTACGCTCTTAGCTGAGTCTACTGGTAATGCTCAGATTGAACAGGCTACAGAGAT